GAATAGGCTTCAAACCAAACTTCAATCCTGTTACAGCATTTTCAGGTTTATCTTCTAACCAATACAAGCCTGTTCCGTCATACTGTTCAAGTATGTGATCTTTAGGACCATTAGCCGTAACATAATGCATTTTGTCAAAAGTCTTTTTACCAAACAAGTATCTTAGATGTCGATTCCTAGTTTCTTGAACATACTCATTTGTTCCAACTGCTGTGCAAATATCAATCTCAAAGCCATTGTCTACAAGTTTTTGCACACCTTCTTTTGCATCACGTAGATAAGCTAAATGTGATATCCAAACGCTTTCGTTGAAGTCTTTTATAAGTCCTTCAGCTTGATCTCTATTGATATCATATCGCAGATTGACTGCATAGTTGTCTGGACTTTGTATAGCAAAGCCTTCTTCTTCCATCCACTCGTTGAATTTTGTATTCCAATCCAGTAATACTCCGTCAACATCTGTAATTATTTTTTTCATAGATCTCTCTTTCTATATTATTATAGTAAATTATTACAGAATTGTCAAGTGTTAACTGTTTGCGTGTACTGTTGATTGAGTCACTGAAGTAATTTTTGCACCACAGCCGTATGTATCGTCTTTACGTCCTATGTTAAGATTGTTAGCAAATACATTTGCGCTGTGTGTAGCTAGGCCTGTTTGATGTGTGCTACATCCAGGAATGGTGTGTGCTACTTCGTTATCGCCTTTTCTAACAACCCCTACATTTTCTACAAAAACATCGCTACTACCGTCTGCTGTTACTATGTTTTGTGGAGCAGCATCGCAAGCAATGCCGTCATCAGGATCAGCATCACCAACACTCACGTGAATTGTGTTTACTATATCTACTCCATCTTTTCTTGCAACTAAAGGCATAAATTTTCCTAAGCTAATGCAATTCCTGTGGTGCTTTGTACATATTGCTTTGCCATATTATCTTCTGTTTTATGGCAAAAAACCACTGCACTTTTATTTATTTTGATATTGCTTTTAGGATCTACTGTAAAAGTATATGGACCTAATCCAATACCCTCAGGAGTAGACATTAATGCCATAGGCTTTGTAATTGTAATTGTCGTATTATCCTCTTCAACAAATCGGCAGACAATTTCATCACCTCCTGCGGCTGTTTTAATGGTTACAGTATCATTCATTTTATATGGTGCTTCTAATAACATTATAGTGTATATCCTGTTCCTGTATAGTTTGTATTTTCGACATATGAAAGTAATTGTTCATATCCGCCTACTTTATGTCCGTTAATTACTATTTGTGGAAATGTGCGAGCTTCTGGAAATTCTTCTAAAACTCTTTCTCTTTCAAAGTCTTTTCCCATTTCTAAATATTCAAACTCAAAGTTACTTTTTTCACAAAACATCTTTGCCTTTGTACAACTCGGACACGCCGGTTTTCCCCAAATTTGTATCATAGTGAAAATCCTTTTAGGCTGTCTTTGCTTACGTCTTGTTTGATACCACCAATAACATATGATTCAACTTCTGTCTCTTGTGGAGCAACTTGTAGCCCAGAGCTACTTAACCAATGTTGTGTCCAAGGAAGTGGGTTGGTATTCACTGGTTGATCAAATATTGCTTGCATACCTAGTGCTTTTAATCTACGGTTTGCAATGTACTCGACATATTGATTTAATAACGTTGTGTTTAACCCAATCATTGATCCGTCTTTGAAAAGGTATTCTGCCCAATCTTTTTCTTCAGCTACACATTCACGCCATAAGTCGTAAACTTCCTCTTGGCAGTCTTTTGCAATTTTGGCCATTTCTGGATCGTCTTTGCCGTTTGCCCACAACTTCAATACGTGTGTGCTTAGTGCTAGATGCTGTGCTTCGTCACGAGCAATTAATGAGATAATCTTTGCAGACCCTTCCATTAATTTTAGTTCGCCAAAGCCAAACGTACAAGCAAAACTTACGTAAAAACGTAGTCCTTCTAATATATTAACTGTCATCATTGCTAGATACATTTTCTTCTTAACATCATACATCGAACCTTCGCCACGATGGAAATATGCATCTGCTGCTTCGTTGAATGCATCGTAGTGTTTGGTTACACTAGTTGCTCTAGCAATAATTTTTTCATCATCTAGAATAGTGTCAAACACTTCTGCAGGATCAGCATACACATTTTTCATAATGTGTGTATAACTGCGTGAATGGATTGTTTCAAAGAAATCCCAAGTAACAATACAGCCCTCTAGTTCAGGAAGTGATACGTGTGGCAAAAATGCTAAACAAGGGCCACGTCCTTGTACACTGTCGAGCAGTGTTTGATACTTTAGATTTGCTGTAAAGATGTGCTTCTGTTCTGGACGGAAGTTTGCAAAGTCAGCTCTATCTTTTTGTAGACTTACTTCTTCAGGACGCCAAAAGTATCCTAGCATTGTTTGATTCAATTTATCAAACACTGGAAATTTAAACACATCATAACGCTGTGTGTTTTGATCTGCTCCGAAGAACATATTCTGTTTTGTGAAGTCTACCTTCTCTTTATTAAAAACTGTCTTTGACATTTAGATTCCTCTTTCTGTGTATCTCTATAGATAACTATACAGCCATTAAGGCTGTATGTCAACTAGTTTTGTATTTATATTGCGCAGGCTTCGCAGTATTCTTCATACTCGTCATCTGTGCCAGTAAATTCACCACGTGCCAAAGGTTGATCTACTTGTGTTTCTTCCTGTAATTCACTTGGATCAGTTTTATAATCATAAGTGTTTTGATAATAACTAGTTTTCCATCCTAGTTTATATGTTTGTAATAGGTCTTGTATCATTACACTCATTGGAACTTCATTGTCAGGATATTGTGTAGGATTGTAACTCCAGTTGCCACTAATTGCTTGATCAAAGAACTTTTGCATAACTGCAACAACATTTATATATCCTTGATTACCATTCATTTCCCATAACAATGTGTAATAGTTCTTTAGAGTTTGGTACTGTGGAACAATCTGCTTAAGAGGCCCTTTTTTACTCTTCTTAACGGACAGGTAACCTCTAGGTGGCTCGATTCCATTTGTTGCGTTCGACACAACGGAACTGCTCTCTGAAGGCATTTGTGCGGACAATGTGCTGTGCCTAAGACCGAATTCCAATATGTCTTTCCTAAGAGATGCCCAATCATAATTTAACTTATTCTCTACAATGTTATCGACATCTTTCTTATATGTGTCAATAGGAAGAATGCCGTCTGAGTATTTAGTGCGGTCAAAGTAGTCACAAGCACCACGTTCCTGCGCTAAGTTGTTGCTGGCTTTTAACAAATAGTATTGAAATGCTTCTGTCAAATCGTGTACAAGTTTCCACGCTCTGTCTTCTTCGTAACTCACGTGATTTTTAGCAAGGTAATGTGCAAGTCAAATATAGCCTACACCAAGTGAACGTCTTGCCTTTGTGCTAATCTCTGCAGCCTTGATTGGATAACGTTGGTAATCAATTATTTCTTCTAAAGCTCTTACTGCTAAATCACATAATTCTTCTAAATCATCTAATGTTTTTATTGTGCCAATATTAATAGCACTTAAAATACACAAAGCTATTTCGCCTTCACTATCATCTATATGAGTAAGTGGTTTTGTTGGAAGTGTAATTTCTTGACATAGATTACTCATATAAACAGTGTCTTTAAATGAACTGTGCGTGTTACAATGATCAACATTCATAATATAAATGCGTCCAGTTTCTGCACGTTCTTTGATCAATGCTGAAAATAGTTCCATTGCATCAACTTTCTGTTTTTTGATGCTAGTTTTTCGCTCGTACATTTCGTACATTTCTTTAAACACGTCAGGATCCCCAAAATATGCTTCGTATAATCCTGGTACGTCGTGGGGGCTAAACAATGTAATGTCGCCGCCCCCGAGCAACCTTTCGTACATTGTTTTGTTAAGTTGAATAGAATAATCCAACTTACGAACTCTATTATCTTCTGTGCCTTTGTTGTTCTTGAGTACAAGTATGTCCTCAATCTCTTGATGCCAAAACGGGAAGTGCGTTGTAGCACTACCGCCACGTACACCATTCTGTGTGCAACAACGCACTGTTGATTCAAACTTCTTTAGGAATGGGATGATTCCTGTGTGCGCAACTTCGCCTCCTCGAATTTTTGAATTAACTCCTCTGATGCGCCCTGCGTTAATGCCGATGCCAGCTCTCTGCGCTGTGTAACGTCCAATAGACATATCACTGGCAAAAATGGAATCAAGCGTGTCATCCGAATCAACGAGGACACAGGAGGCAAACTGTCTGACTGGAGTGCGCACCCCTGCCATAACCGGCGTTGGGATATTGATTCTAAAAAGTGAGGTCGCATCGTAGTATCTCCTTACATAGTGCATACGTGTTTCTTTAGGATAATTTGCAAATAACGTAGCTGCAATCATCATATACATAAACTGTGGCGTTTCAAATAATTGTCCATTGGAACGATCTTGGCAAAGGTATTTGTCTACAACTTGTCTTAGTCCAGCGTAGGTAAAGTTCTCGTCACGCTTGTGATTAATATAGCTATCTAAACGTTCAACTTCCTCAGATGTATAATTATTAAAAATGTCAGAATCATAAACACCTCGTTCAATATTTTTCTCAATCATTTCTTGCAATGAACAAGATTCGTAACCTCCAAATACTTCTTTATTGGTTCCATACGAAAGCAATCTTGCTGCTGCGTATTGATAGTTTGGGTTTTCCAAACTAATTAGGTCATTTGCACTTCTAACTAAAATTTCTTGAATTTCTTTTGAGCTCATACCATTATAAAATTGAATATTTGCGTTCATTTCGATTAAACTACTACTTACTCCAGCTAAATCCTTACAAGCGTGTTCTACTACTTTGTGGATTTTATCTATGTTTAGCTCTTCTTGTTCGCCATTACGCTTAACGATCATGGTATTATCACTCATATTATCTCCTGTTACTTTAAATTAATTATACTGAGGCAGTTTAGAATATTGAACTTCTGAAACCAATTTATTTTGCCTATAAAATCCAACACTACCATTATTATAAATTCCAATTGTTATATTGTCAACTGAAAGTAGATACAAATACCTACTTTTATCTCTGTCTAGTGTTATGTTTATCTTAAAATTGGCCTCAGAAAAACGGTCTGTTAATTGTAATGTGTAAAAAATTGCAAGTAATTTTTTAAATTCACAATAATCATTTTGTTGAATCATTTCCCAAGGATCGGGCCAAGTTGTTTCATCATATGGATCTGTACTAATTGCATTTGTAGGAATGTTATTCCAAAAATCAAACAGAAGTTTAAATGGATCTGCACTAGTTTCTACAGTATTTCTTAATTTTTTCCAAACGGTTATTCTCTTGTAATAATCTAATGGAAACATATTAAAACATATAAGTGCTAGTAAATGTAAAGTCGTCTGAGCCAACACCTTCGTCTAGTGTTAGATTTTTAACTTCAATCAAAATTTTGTTTGCAGATAAATTTGCTCTAAATTCTAAAGCATTTAATAATGTACTATTACCAGTAAAGGTGAAATCATCTCCAAAGTCAACGGTGCTAGTGCTTAATGACTTATTCCATTCAAAACGCCAAGTGCCTCTTCTTGCAACTGGACCCGGAGTGTTGTTTGCAGTATATCTATATTCTACAAGGATGACACCTTTATCCACTGGTGCAGGTAAGCCCATAAAATATTCATAATCAAGTTTACCTAAAATACTTGTACTTACAGGAAAACTTAATTCAACTTTATTTGGTCCTTCAACTTCGGGTGGATAAAGTGCTGTGTTCAGTAAAGGATCAACTGTTAAATCTGCTGTACGTTGAAAAAAGTCACCAGTGCTAACGTTGCCATCTTTTCCAAATCTAATTACACTATCGGTTGCATTTTGGCTATTTGCTCCATCAGTGCCCACAAAATTAAATTTGTTATTTCTCGATGTGTTGTATTTGCCGTTGTCAATAATAATAGCCTGAGCATCTATATTATTAAAAAGCATATTTTCTAGAGTATTGTATTGCGGACCTGTCTGCTGACCTGCTGCACCAATAATGCTATCAATACCAAATTTAAAACCATAACCACAAGTTTCAATTCTTCCACCATCAAATTGATTATAACTAGTATCGTCATCTGACAAATATGCGTAGGCCATATTTTCAACGTTTACGTTTTTAAAAATGTTTTGATTAGAGTCTAATGAACCTATACTTCCACTACGTAATTTAAAAGCGCCATAATCAACATCAGCACTGTCTCCAAAACTCCATTGTCCAACAATTCTCAAATTAGTAAATAGACTATCTCTACAATTTTGTAATATAACAGTTCCACCGTAACTACTATGAGTTATTGTCATATCACGTAAAGTGATGTATCTTGGTTGATTTGTACTGTCGTTTGTGCTGTCATCTGCATAATTACCACTACCAACACTTTCACCATTTTTGGTATAGAATGCATTAGCACCTGTGCAGGTAATCAATGTTTTACCTATACCATCGCCGACAATGTTTGCAAATGGAGGAATAAAGATTGAACTAGTAACTTGATATTCGCCTGCCGGTATACGCAATGTA